GTGCTTGAGGTAGGGTTGAGGGCCAAGTAGGGATTGCCATTATTTACCTAGAAGCTAAAGTTTGAGTTGCCCCAAAGTTCTGACTTAATGATTTATTGGTTGAACTACCGAATGTCCCGACCATCTTTCCAACCAACTTATCGACCATGATTTCCAAGCTCATCTGACCATTACCGTTCTCAGACGATCTAGTGGTAACTTGAGCTTCAGCGTTATTAATTATAGTTACATTAACTTGTCCACTATTACTACCTTTTCTTATAACGTCAGCATATTTTGCCGGAAGGACCATTTCTTTTTCATGTAACTGAGTGACAGGGTTGAAGCCAGATGGAATGTCAAAACCAGCAGCAGCAGATGGGATTGTCGGCACAGACATTGACGGTATAGCTAAAGGTGTTGCGGATGCTGAAGGTGCTACGGATGATCTAAAAAATGCTCCCGCTATCGTACCGACTATTTTTCCAAAACCGCTAGATCCATTAGATCCATCACCCAACATACCGGCCAACGCCTTTTTAATGATAATGCGCTGAATATCAACAAGCATAGATCTAGCCATGTCACTAAAACTTAGTTTACCTGTTTGAGTGAACTTGATAATGGCATCTTCAGCTCCTTGCATTGCGCTTTGTATCACATTTTTAACTTGTGAGCCAGTATGAAGAGCCATTCTGCTATAGTCGCGCATAGCTGCAATTGCACCACTTGTCCCAACCCGATCATTAAGAATACGCTGTTGCTCCTGAATAGCGGCACTAACTTTGGCAATCTTATCTGCTTCCTTTTGACGAGCTAGAATACTGGCTTCACCTACTATCTTGATCGCTTTGAATAGCTTTTTATATTCAACTTGTTCTTTTTGCAACAGTCTAATTTTGATTTTAGTCGCTTCTACAACACCTACAGAGAAATTACGTTCATTGGCTTCAACTATCGATTTATTAAAAGCAATTTGACCCAAATTGATATCTGACATCAATTTTGCTTTATCACGCAAGAACTTTGCAGATTCGCCTTCATGTTTTACATCAAGCAAAACACCTTTAGCAAGAAGCGAATTATAAGACTTTTGGGCAGAATTGAGTTTAATCTGAGCTTCAACTTTTGCTATCTTACCTTTAGTAGTATCAGCAAACGAACCATCAGCGACCTTTTGATATGCCTCAAGAGTAAGCTTTGCATATTTAACTTCATTCGCATTTGATTCTATAGCAAGCTGCTGACGATGGGCTATAAAATCTTTTTGGCCAATGAGAGATTTATCATACCAATTCTTTACAACTTGTGTTTGAAGAGTGAGAGTTTCTTTTTCTTCTTGAATCCTAAGAGCATTAAAAGATTTAGTGAGTGCTGCCAATTTCTTCCGATACGAGGCTTCTAAAGCGTTTGTCTTTTCGTTACTACCTACTCCAGTTGTCACAGTAGGGACATATGCTTTCTCTCTGTGCATAATAAACAGCCCAGGATCAGCCAACTCGCGCTTACCATGTTTGATCGAATCGACCAATTTGTCCATTGATTTGGTATAAGCGCCCCACTTATCAGCCAGTCCACCCAAGCTATAATCAGTACCAAGTATATCGGTAGAACGCTTGAGCAATTCGTTTATCACCACAAGTGAAGCAACGATTTTAACATATGGGTTTGCGGCAGCAACAGTATTCCATTTTATTTGAGCTGCCGTTGCTAAACCAATACCTGCAATGATTTCAGGCAAAGCTTTAACTATGGCGTTTATTCCAACAAACCCGGCCTTCATCATTGATGCAATTCTATCTTTATTCTCTAACGCATACTCCCCAAATTCGTGCATTTTCTTAACAAGAAGCTCAAACTCAGGCTTGAAACCCTCTCTTAATATTTCATCTCTAATGGTGGCTAAGGTAGAAGATCCCGTTGCCCACAAAGCATTAATATCTCCTTGAGCAGCGGCAAAGCCAACTAACATGGGGCCGATCTTTTCTAATATTAAACCAGGGTTATTAGACTCGATAGAGATTTCTCTCCATAACGCCAAATGTTGTTTTAATTTACCGTTATCGAGATTGTTTAAAACATTAGCAAGCATATCGCCAGGACGAAACTGACCTTTGAGTAAAGCCTTAACTTCCTGAGTATACTGTATATCTGGATTAGCTGAACCCGAAGTTAATGCGGCCAAAGCGTTAGCTATATTCCTAAAACCAGCGACTTGCTTTAGATTATTGGCATCCAGCAATACACCCTGGGCAACAAACTGTCTATTCATTAAAGAAAGCTGATTAGCTGACGCAGCAGTAGTAGCGTCCATCTTTACTAAAACTTGCTGAACTCTTTGCGCGTAATCTTTATTTCTAAGATATGCTTCACCAATATCTTCAACGCCAACTTGCATTGAAGTTATTAAAGCAGCGTTAGCGGTTGCAGCAGCATTAAAGCTTTCGATTGCGTCAATCGCAATCCTCGGCGCTGATGCAATTGTACTCATTACATTATTGACTAGTGAGTACAATATCTGAATCTTTAATATCATCCCTACTGAAGCCAAACTGAACATGTTCATTTGATTGGTTTGGCGTTTTAACCCTTCTTCCGCTGCTCTACTCGCAGATGCTCTTTTTGCAGCTAACCTATTCTCTAACGCCAATCTCTTAGCGTTATCTCTTTGTGCTTTAGTAAGTAGCTCTTGGTCAAGTTGTTTGATCTTGGCAACCATAACTTCATGGGCGCGAACTCGATCATTACTACCTTTTTTTGAAACAGACGCAATTTCAGCATATAATTGTCTAACAGCTAACTTTTCAGCTTCGATTGACGCCGAAGATTTAATTCCCAACCCTGCAAACTGTTTCCTACCCGGTTGAGCCATAAGCGCAGCTTGTTGAGCATTGGCTGAACTCCAAGCAAGCGACATTTCTCTTGCAGAAAGCTTTGCGCTAGTTACTAACTTATTAAAATTTTGCTCTATCTTTAAAGTGTTTGCACCAATTGCGGCTGCTTCTCTAGCTAAAGAAATATCGGATGTGATTTGCAGGGAATTGAACGTTCGTTCGATACTCGAAACGGAAGTATCGGCTGACTTACTCATTTTCTTAAAAGAAATATCCATTGATCTTGATGCAGAGAAGCCCTTCTGCATCAAAGAGTCCCAAGCACCAACAGCTCTTTTAAGCTTTAATTCAAAATCAGCAGTTCGGGCTTTGAGTTCAATACCCACATCTGTGTTTGAATTACCCATTATATGCCCCCATCAACTGCAAGTTGGATATGCCTTTTAAATACAAAAGGGATATCCTGATAATTGGCTTCATAAGCAGGCCGCATAAAAGGTTTAGCCGCCATGTTGCTGGTACCGAACTCGACAAATTTTGCGTACCATGAGACTTTCGATGAAGCAAAAACTCGATATCCAAGTTCACCTTCCAGTAAAAAACGCTTTTTCATAACACCGGCTCTGATATGCCTGCGTAAATTTCCAGCTTTGATTAAATCGTATTGCGTACTATTTTTTCCACCAAGCCAATGCTGTTGAGCATCGTAAACATAGAATGGTTTGTGTTTAAATGACATCGCGTCAGCTAAAAACTTATGCGAATCGTGAACATAACCTCTTGCTGAATCGCGCATTAAAAAAGCGCCTTCTTTCAAAGCCGCTTTAGTTACAACAGTGGTGATTTTATCGCCAAACGTTAGTAGTCTTTGACGTAACTGCATAAAATTATCATCAAAGACTACTTCAAAACCGTCTGCCATTATTAACACCCAAATATTTTTTGAAACTCAGCTTCCAGTTCTTCTTCACTGAGCTGTCGTTCAGCAACCTTCTCTACAAAATTCATAAAATCGTCAGCAGTAAACGGTTCGGGCTTTAATTCATCGTCTCTGTTAATATTGGCGTGTAAAGCCATTAAGCTCCCATGCCTTAGCTCACTTCGATACTCGCCCAAAGGTTCGATACTATGAAACAGTTCAAGCTCACGAAACTGCTTTGCCGTCATCCCGGCCATGAGATGGTCAGGGTGACGGTATCCAAGGGCTGTGGCTATTCGCCAGCGGGCGAGGCGTCCTTTGTCGCCTCTGAGTCGTTTCCCTCATCACCCATGAGACCGTTCAATTTTTTAGCGACGTTCATCATCTTACGGAACGACTCTTGACCAAACTTAGCCAAAAGAGGAGCGTCTTCATCAGTAAAGATCCTCTCGCCTTTCTCATCAACGATGCAATTCGCTAACAACAGAGCGTTGAATTTTTGCATATCGATGTCCATTTCGCCCTTACCATCGAGTTCACTTGCACAGTCACCCCAAAGAGTTGCGTATTGAATTGCCGGAACCTCTGAAATAATGACATGCTTACCGTCGCCCATTGGGACAACCTCAGCTTTCAACTTACCTTCGGCCATCAATTCGGCCTTACTCATAACTTTGCTCATTCTCTCTTCTCCTCTGAAGATTTTAATTAAAACCCCTCCGAAGAGGGGCGACGATAAACATTACATCAAAACATCAAAACATCAAAACAACAATTACGATACCACAACATCACCGGAAATCTGGAAGTCCATAGAACCGGTCTGAACACCATCAACACTTGAGTCGGCAACTGTCGGGAACTTCATGCAACTGGCCGAAAAGGTTCTGGTTTTGGCAGGAGTTTCAATTTTGTAAATATCCACTGAAGACGCCTTAAAAGCCACTTCAACGGCAATTTGGCCAGGGTCGGTCTCAAGAACATGGATGTCGGTAGTAAAAGTTCCGTTATTGACAAGACCGGTCCTGAACTCTTTAGCTGTGGAATCAAGATCGGTAACGTCGATACTCGATGTATTGGCATTGGACGGCTTGATAGCCTTAACCTCTTTAACCTGTATCCAATCAGAAGGGGTAGCGGTGGCAGTAGTACCGACAATAGTTGCGCCAGTGGTATCAATATCGACGGTGAAAGTAGTATTGGTAACACCAATCGCTTTGTGGCTAACGACATGAGTGCCGTTAAGCAGAGCAGCGTCGGCACCGGTCACATCGGCAATGACACAATTATCACCATTGAGCAACGCTGTCGCTACAGTGGCATTCAAAAACGTCAAAACGGTAGGAAACCCAGCAGTAACCGAAACCAAAGCTAACGGCGTAGCAGCGGAACCTGCGATATACAACTTACTTCCTTGGGCGAGTTGGGCAGCGATACTCATAACCTTCTCCTTAATATTTGTGCCAACGCACATTATTTGTTTGCGCTAAATGCGCGTTAATTCCTTATCCAACAATAAAACTCAGAATGCGAGTAAAACCTTTTAGTATCTTTTTCAAAACCGTCAGTAGGAACAGAAATAAGCACATTAACCAAACCTCCTTCGGCAGCAAAAGGATCTTCTCTATTCTCAATTGCGGTAACTGTAATAGTGTTTGCGGTTTTCATTGCTTCCGCAACCAACACTTCCTTAGCCTTCAAATCATCGTAGTCAATAGCATAAATCGAGATCTGAACTCTAGGTCTAACTAAATCATCAACACCCTCAAGCGTAACAAAAGTAGCACCGCCGACTATGTTATAAATTCCATAAGTTAGTACAACATCAACCGCCTTTCCTTCGGGATCAGGATGGACAACCGGGTAAAATTCCTCATTAAAAATTGAACCCAGAATTGAGTTTAAGCTTTTGGATAAACTCATTTTTTACATAAGTCATATTTATTCAATAGCATGGTCAACTCATCTTTATCCGTTTCAGCAAAATAATGACATTTAACTTCAACGGGTTCATTTAAAGCTACCCGTAGCTCAAAAGAAACCGTACCTTTAGGTAACTTTAAAGTTTTGATCAATTCCTTAACCAGATCATTACCAGCAATTGCTTTATCGTTCATTGCGCTTTAACTCCCGATTGACATGTAAAGTCAACGTCCCTATGACGTTCATCAATATCGTCAATACCAAGTATTGAATAAATTTTATCATCATACAGTATCCGCATTGTGGGTAATAACCCAGCGATATATTTAATCCTGATTATAACATTTGCCCCAGGGTTTGCAGCTTGAGCAGCCTGCTTTTCATAAGTACGCATCGTTTTAATTTTTGCGTACACTTGTTTAAACAACACCCATGAGGTTGTTACCGCCCCCGAATCGCTTTTAACTTTCACAGGAGTTTGAATTATAACCAATGATCTGCGTTGCCCAGCTCTAGCCATTAGTATTTAGACACTCTAAAATTAGCAATTAAACCATCACCCAAAGTCTTAGTCATATCCAATAAGGTTTCTCCGCGATCACCAATTACAACAGATTCGCGATGCTCAACAAAATTAGCAACATTCAATGTGATCCATTGTTGGATTCCTTTAGGACATTCCAATGTAACAGCATCATTAAACCCATACCCACAAGTAAATGTGATTGTGACAACCGCCAGATCGGCCAACGCAACAGGCCACACTTCATCAAAAACAGGGATCACCTTTGAAGGCTGTACCGGGTCATCTGCGTTAACTACCACTCGATACAAACTACTATCCAAAGTTATCTCATCGCCATCAGTATCAGTATAAACAATACTGTCAATTGATCTTAACGGAGGATTTATTATTTCAATGGGGAGTCTACCAGCAGGAAAAGCATTCAAGGTTATGACAAGCTGCTTAACGATTAAAGCTCTTCTGGTACGAGATTCACATTCTTCTCGAAGAGCGGTAATAAACATACCGACTTTATCAACTTGATCAGACAGATCGTTTAAAACCTGAGCTTCAATATCGGTAACTGAAACTGGTTCCCCAGGAGACGTTACCGGTGTTCCTTCTTCGATTATTGTCATGTCGGAACCGTTATTAACTGTGGGTTGGTGAAATTATAACCGGCTTTATTTTTCCAACTATAATAATCGCCAGGATCTAATTGAAAAGTCACTATGCCCGTAGCGTCCGTTAACAATGTACCAGCTATCACTACGGTACCGGTAATATCCGAAGTTATATATACTTCTACACCACTGATGGGTAGTCCGTCAACCTCAATAAGAATATCTTGAGAAACGGAGCCAGGGCCGATAGGATTTTGAGCCAATAAAGTGGTTTGTAAAGCTGTGTCACCGTCAGATAATAGAAACGTACCGCTAGTATTTTGAGTAGCGTCGGCAGTTAAATAAATATAGAAAAATGTCGGTTCGATTACGTTGGGATTGGTCAAACTATAATTACCAAACCCTAACTCAACCAGTGTAACACCAGCAATAGATACTGCTGCGCCTGCCGCTGTTTTACAACTCAGCGTAAAATCTCCCAACACTTTACCGGTTACGGTTGGTGCAAATTCTATGAAGATTGTCGTTGACATTCCAATTCCTTTATTTAATCTTTAGGTATAGAGTAATTGTCATCCTCATGTTCCTGCCAAATGGTTGTAGTCTGTCTTGGTATGACATTACAGAGTCGCCGCCAATTTAAACAAGTTGTCAATCTCAACATCAGTCAACCCGAGAGCGGCACCAAAGGAAACCACAAGGGGGTCGAGCCGTTCAAATATTGTTGCGTGTAACCAGCCGTCTTTTGCGTCTTGGTCGGCGGCTTCTATGGCGGCTTCTATGGCGTCCCGGTGTCCTGTTTGGTTAAGTGCTTTGCGGATCTGCCAAGGGCTTGCGGTCATGGTGGCGCGTAATTCTTCCGGTAATTTGCCAATTTTTTGATACGTATATGTGATTGCATCGGCGGGGAAAGGTGTTATTATCGCGCCGTATCGTTGGCTGTCATGATCTATTTTAGGAATGACTCTTAAAAGCCAACCTGATTCTATATAATCATCATGGGTTGGTATTACATTTCCTTTGACCGGATGCTTTAAAATCTTATCACTATCTGAGCTGCGCTGTTTCTTTATTTTGTTTCTATCTTCGCTTGGAAATCCGTATACCTGATCCATATTACACCGTAAGGTTATATTAGTTTGATGCGTAAATTCTGGCTTTTACAATCTCTGCCGGTGTGGGATTTTGCATTATTAAAACTTCTTTAACATCACCCACCAAGTTAAAACCAAACGCCGCCGATCTTCCTAAATTTAAAGGATTTGCGGGATCACCACTATTATGTGGTGTATTGGTAGTTTCGGCGGTCATTACACTGCTGCCGTCTACCGATACAATCATATCGTCACCAACTCTTCCGAATACATAGTTAGCGTCCAGGACCCCCCATGTTTGGGCCGGGCAGCTATCATTAGGCGATACAGCACGTATTATAGATTGCCCGACCACCCCTTTGCGGATAAAAGCATCGCAAGCGTCATTTCGCGCTGAAGACGAGCTATCATCATAAGCCAGAATAAAACCTATTTGTGCAGTTGATGCGCCGCCCGTATCAAGAACAGTATAGAAAGTATCAGGGTTAGCTAACGTAATGTAAAAAACTACTAAAGCTAAAAAGTCAGTTCCGTCATGTAACAACTTCCAATCCGCCGCGTCCGCCGCGTCTGCATATTTTGTTCCGTCAAACCTAAATACTGGGTGGCCATTTACGATGTTTTCTTTGAAAATAGGGGCATGACCAGTGCCATCAAGGTCAAAACCATTGCCGCTGAAATCAGTGATTGTATTTGCATTATCATTGTCTGAGTATGCTGTCTCTTTATCCGCCGCATACCAGGCGTAAGTGTTGGGACTATCTGCGGGTGTCCATGGTGACGGTTCAGCACCACCCATCATCACTTTTAAATAATTCTGCATTATTGTAAGTCCGTTTGTGAATTACCCAGGGAGGCGTTTAACCCCTCACCACTTAACACAAGCTTGTCCTTACCGTCCGTAGTCAATGTTAAAGAACCGCCTGGAACTTCAATAGCCCCCAGGACTAGACCGCTTGAATGATTGCCCCAGTTTATCGCCTCGATTATAACACCCCATGGCCCATCTAGTTCGTTGGTAAAATCAAGAGAATCCATAGAGGCTGTAGCCGTTAATTTCTGGTAATCTCCAGCGTTTATATCCACAACGACTGCGCCGGAAATATTACGCGGGGCCGGGGCTGTCCCTATTTTAAGTTTTCGATCTTCCAAACCATTTAAAGCACTCTGAACATCTTCTTCAGTAATACCCACATAAGGAACATTGACAATATACTCCGCCAACCTATTGAGGAGCTGGTTTAAATATTTAGGAACCCAAGGTCTTGCAGGCATTGCTTAACTCCTAGTTGTCAACATACTGTGGTCTTGTAATTTTCATTAGAATAACTCTTTCCATCTTATTGATAAGTCAATATCGTTAGCAGTTGGACATTCTGCGTAAATGGTCGCCCATTCATTCGGCCTAAGTTTAACAAGAAACTTCTCAACATCTTCAAAGAAAGAATCAACTTTAGCCATGTTCCAGGGTAAAGCAATAATTCCTGTATTCAAGTCGGTCACTGCATTAATTGAATATTCCATTACAGAATCAACGCCGACATCGTTCCAATCTCCGGGAGTTGTAATAGTAGGATTTTTTTGTATCCCCCATTTGACCGGCTTGTTTCCATCAGTAGCAGCCGATATCAATAACAATTGAGTTGATATTTTATTTGAAATTCCAAAATACGATGATTTATTTCTGAAATGAATTAATTGAGTCTGAGCGCCAGCCACTAGTGTAGTGGTGGGTATACTAAAAGTAAATATCCTTGCCATTGGGTCAGCACCACCACCATCGACAATACCAGCGGTAACACTGCCTAACTTCATCTCTAAATCAGTTGTGTTGC